ATCCGGCTAAATAACATTTTTTATAATCGTATGTTATGTAAGTGAAAAAATAATAATCACATTTTTGCCTTTTTTGTTCAGCCGGAATACTACAATTAAAATAATCTTTCGGTGAATAATTTGTTGCTTTTGTTTTTACATCAATTTTATAACCATCAATTATTAAATCATAATCAAACGTACTTTTTTTATTTATTTCAGCACCTTTCGAATTGTAAACATCAAAAACAATAATTTCACCAAGCGCACCGCGAAGATTTCCTTCACCTTTTGTGATTGAACCTCTTAATTCTTTAAATGAATAAAGTTTTTTTGCGCGATCAATTTGTTCTTCTGAAATGTTTATTGCTTTCATAAATATATTTTGTTTTCTTCTTCCATCTGCTGGACCAAAAAATAATTCTGTTTAAATTCATCAGCATCCATTAAATAAATACCATTATCAGAAGCAAAGTTTCGAAATCGTTCAATTGCTATATTCATTTCGTCTTTTGAAATGTTTTTTGTACTCTTTAAATCTTCACGAATTTCACCGGTTTTTTTATTGGTGCGTTCGTAAAGAAATAAATTAGCGTTCACAGTTGCTTTGAAAATTGTTTGTTTAGTGTATTCAATTGTTTCACCGTATTCAACCGCGAAAATCATTAAGATTGCGTGAAGATATGAATTTTGTTTAACTGATCGCATTGCTTTCTTTTCAGTCAATTCAATATTAGCACCTTTTTCAATAAGTTGTGAAAGCTTTGTTTCGGCTTTCTTTGCCTCAAATGGTTTTGATAAATCTAACAACATACAAGTTCTAAATCTAAAGCGTTACAAATCTTTTCCAGGTTATGGAATCTTATTTGTTTATCACCGTTTAAAAATGTGCTTAAAGTAGCATATCGAACACCGCTAACTTTGTGCAATTGCATCAGATTCCAATCCAATGCTTTCATTCTGTTTTTAATAGTTTGTTTCATTTTATTTATTTTAACGCTTCGTGTAATTTATCTTTTAATGAATCTAAATAATCATTATCGGAATCCTTTTCAACTATTTTAACAATTTTCATCATTTCTTTTCGCCAACGGTTAAAAATCATTTTATTTTCTCTTTTTAGCTGACCTATTAAATTTGTACTTTCTTCTTCCATTGTTAGAAATAAAGCTATTATTTTATTAAAGTGTTCAATTTGTTCTTGTTTCATATTTTTTTATTAAAGTACCTTCTTATTAAATATCCGCGCAATACACTTGCGGCAAAAAACACAAATGTTATTATAATGTTTTGATTTAAAGAAACCGGAATATTTAACAAAGGATATATTATTATTTGAATAATAAAAGAGGTAACTAACCCTATTACGGTATTAGTTACGCTCTCTATTATGCTATTTTTTTTAGATTGCATCTAACAATGAAATTTGTTTTACAGTTGCTTTAAATCTTTTATCCGCTTCTTTTACGTTTAAAATAGCTTGTTTATAGTATGAATCTTTTAATTCAATTCCAATCGCTTTACGACCTAAAGAAACCGGACTAAAAACTTCACTACCAACACCCATAAAAGGAGTAAATACAACTTCGTTTGGATTAGAATATAATTGAACTATTCTATCAATTACATCTAATTGCAAAGGGTGTACGTGTTTTTCGTCATCTTCTTCTTTTGTTTGTTTAAATGGTAGTACGTTATCTATTCTAATATCATCCCAAACAGAAGATGCGTAACGCTGCCAAATGTAATGACTTAATTTATTAGTTTTTGGATCTTTATGGTCTTTGAAATTTTTGTTTAAGTATTCCCATAATTGAGAACTATTTAAATCTGAATCATTAGCGTTATTCCAGGCTCTTAAAATATTTGGTAGTACCGGTATTTCACCGGCATAATATTTCAATCCGTTTTCGTGAGTTACCGGAACTTTGTTTTCTCCTTTTTTAGTAAATATTAAAACATAATCCGGCATAGCGGTAAAACACTTTGTAGAATCTTCTACTATAAATTTGTGCATTAAACTTTGTACCATTGTTCTCATTCTAACTTTTAAAGGTTCTTTCCATATTGTTATACGGTTGCGATATTCAAAACCGTACTTTTCGTGTAGCTTTATTATTTCGTGTGGGAAATCCCAAAGTCGGCAAGTATTATCAAATACATCAGTACAATGTACCGCGTTAATTCTTCCGGGTTTTGTTATTCTTGCCATTTCTTTAATTAAAAATTCGTATTGTTCTAAAAATTGTTCTTTGCTTTCACAATTACTAAAATCTCTTTCACTACTTGAATAATTGTATAGTCCAGCAAATGGAGGTGAATAAACAGATAAATCTATACTTTCATCTTTTAAAGTTGTTATTACTTCCATACAGTCGCTATTGTAGATACTGTAATTTTCTTCGTGTGTTTGTTCTTTAGTCATTTTATAAAAATTTAGGTTGATTAATTTCTTGATTAAATTCTTTTACTACATTAATAAAAGAACCGTTTACGTTATTAGTTAAATTTGTATGTAATTCTATTGCTTTTTGAGTTTTTTTTTGTAATGATTCTAATACGCTTGTTTGCCCATCAGAAACAACCATATCAATAGTAACATTATTTTTTTGGCCAAATCTCCAAAACCTTCTAATAGATTGATAGTATTGTTCGTATGAATATGTAGGAAAAAATACAGAATGATTACAATGTTGCCAATTTAAACCCATTCCGGTCATTTTAGCTTTAGTAATAATTCTTTTTATTTTTCCTTTCGCAAATGCTAAAAGTATTTCTTCTTTTTTCTCCATTGATTGACTACCTATAATTTCAACCGCTTCAGAATCTAATTCCCTAAGTAGCTTACTTTCTTCATTTCTATTACACCAATAAACAGAAGTTTTTCCCTTTGCTAATTCAACCGCCTTTTCGCACCTTTCTTTTATTGTTTGTTTTACTTCGTGCCTAACTTCATTAAATCCTTTTGCCGGTTTATTAAACATTTGAATCTGACCATCAACGGCTAATAATGATTTGTTTTTTATTGTGTGCGTATTTACTATTAATTGTGGTAAAATATATTTTTCATCACTAAACCCTAAATCTGATGGCATTTTAATCATTAACGCCCATTGATTAACCCAACTAAAAAAATCATTTTCAGCGTGTGGTTTTAAGTACCATTTTTCTCCAGCGTGTTTAGGGTCAATACTATTGTTGTTGTTTTTAAAAAACTTCCCTAACATATCAGTATAACCCATATATCCGAGTGCTTCACTTGAAGTACCTAATTCAATAAAATCATTAGGCGAAGGTGTTGCAGTACTTAAAAATCTATAAGGTAACTTTTTAACAAATGAAGTAATTTGGTTTTTTATTTTACCATCAAAGTTTTTTAATATTGAACTTTCGTCTAATACAACACATACAAAATCTTCGCTATTAAAATAATGTAATCTTTCATAATTGCAGATAACTATTTTTTTAGTATGCTTACCATCTTTTGAATATTCAATGTCATCAATACCCATCTTTTCGGCTTCTAATATAAATTGAAAAGCAACCGCCAAAGGAGTTAATATTAATACTTTTTTATTAGTGTGATTAATAATGTTTTTGGCAATTGATAATTGTATTAATGTTTTACCTAACCCGGTATCGGCAAATATTGCCATTCTACCCTTTTTAACGGCTCGTGTTATTATTTCTCTTTGAAAGTCAAAGGCCATATCCGGAATGTAGTTAGGCTCAAAACCAAAACTACCTAATAAATGTTTTTTGTTTTTAATAAATTCTTCGTAATTCATAATTTTTGTTTTTTTGTTTTTGTTTCATAGTTAAAAAATTAAAGGGGAGTTTCACCCCTTTGTTTATTATTAATATCCTCTTAATTTAATCAACTTTTTTTCCAATTTTTCATATTCTTTGTTTGAGCAAAATGTTTTCATTTTATTTTCGATTTCCTCAATTTTAATTTTTGTTTGCATTCTTGTAATTAAATCTTTATTATATTCTATTTCGTCTAAATCTGCACCATTTTTATAAGTTACTTTATGAAGCCTTTTAAGATTGTTTTTTGCATTTTCAATAACTTCTGTTACAGTTAGTTCTTTTCCGTTTATTTTAATTCCCGTTTTCATATCTCTTTGTTTTTGTTGATACAAATATACGGTAAAACGTAAATACAAACCTAATTTATTTACAATTATTTTCGCTTTTTAGTAAACTTTTTTCAACTTCTCAATGTTTATAGGCTTTTCAATGGCAAAGTTTTTTTAATTATTTAAAGTTTTTCTTGTAATTAGTTCTTTCAACTTGCATTTTATAGTATTCAAATGCTCTCATTCCAGTAATATGTGAATCAGTAGGAACAAAATATTTCCAACCTTTGGCCGCACCTCGATTAATATAGTAACAAAAGAAGGCCGCAAGTTTACCGGAAGATTTTTCAAATAATAATGTTGCGGTGTGGTCGCTTGTTGGAATTATTTCTTTTACGGTAAATGTTTCTTTATTAAAATTTCCGGTTCTGTTAGTATTTGAATATCTTTTTTCAAGTTGATTGGAATATTCTTGTAATTCTTTGGCTATTTCTTTGTTCATATTTTTACGTTTTTCAATAATCTTTCATTAATTCGCTTCAATTTCTTCAATTCTGCTTCCTGGATGCCTATTTTCACCGCTTGTTTTGTTATCATCAATTCATTTTTCTTGTGTTCTGAAGCATAATCATTGTTTAATTCAACTAAACAACCGATAAATTTTATCGCTTCGGTAATGTCGTTAATAATGTTTTGAGCATTTGCCGGAATCGGCTTCAATGCTTCTTCTTTTGTTTTGGGTGCTTGTATCGTGTATTTCTTTTTCAGTCCTTGCACAATGTTTTCCAATTTTGCTTTGTTTGTTATAATGTCTATTATCATTTTATTTGTTTTGAAAGTTTAATATTTGTTTTGGTTTTACTTTGGCATTTCTCTTGGCATAAAGTACGCAAATACACACGATAAAATAAATGCTATTAAAAACCATATTTGAAATTCTTTACTCATAATATTTGTTTATTGCCACAAATCCAAACCGGGTTCTTCCCAATCTTGAACTTTTCCTTGTGGTTCAATTCTGTTATTAATATTAAATTCTTTGTTCGGTGTTAATGGTGTTGGTTGTTTAATCGGTTCAACCTTTGCTGGTTTACTTCTTTCCGTTGCATAACGTTTCACGTTACCATTCACCGTTTGTTCCGTTGTGAAATATACTAATTTTTCAACATCAAATTGAAGTGAAGTAAAACCAACATTTCCACAACTTCGCGGTTTAACTTTGTGGACCGTTATGTCTGCAATTATCGTATCTGTACTTTCTCGATGTACCGTTATCATTACTTTTCCGCTATTAATCCATTCACTTCCTCCTTTCATATCATATGGGGTTGGACTTTTGCGAACACCGTTTTCTTTTTCTGTTAGCTTTGGATGAATTACGGTGTGAATGTGAAGGTTGTTATCTTCAGCGGTTTGATTTCTGTAAGGCAATACGGCTTCTAAATACATTGCATATCCTCCATATTCATTGTAGGGATGGCTCATATCTTTCCAGGAATCAATCGAAGCCGTTTGAATTTCGTTTTTCATACTCGCGGCCAAATCGTAAAATTCAAAAGGTGTTAATTTTGCTTTTACATCGGCTTTGGTTAAAACTTTGAAATGCTCCAATAACCATTCAGTTTCTCTGTAAATATCTTGATCCGAAATTACGTTTTTATATTTTGGATTGAAACATTTCGCGGTTTTTTTATGCAGCAAATCGGCAATTATTTCAATATTGCTTCCAACATCCGGAAAATAAACAAGGTGTTTCCAGCCGTAATAAAGTGAAGTATTTAAAAGCAATTCCATTAAAACTTGAGTTTTTCCGCTTCGCGGGAATCCGGTCCAATCTGTACACGTTCCTAATTGCATCGTGTATAAATCGTTTAAATTCTCAAAACCTAAATACTTGCCTTTTTCGTTGTATGTATCGCGGTACTCAATTAATGCTTCAGTAACTTCAACCGCTTGTGTGATTTTAAAACCTTTCTTCATTAGTCAAAAGTATTTAAGCGTTTAACTTTTGCTTTGTACGTGCCGTTTAAATCTCTTTTGAACCAGGTTGATAATCGTGAAGCAATTCCAAAAGTTTTTTCCTTTTCGAATCTCATCTTTTTATCCTTCGGGCCGTGTTCGGTCCAATACATTTCAAAATCAATAAAAAGTTGTTTAGGGTATTTACTCGGATTTGATTTATTAAAATCTGTTAATGATTGTCGAAAACTTTGTTTTCGTTTTAATATATCATTTACT